TGCACTGCCAAATGCATCTCCCGAGTAAGACGATTAAACAAACAGTTTAATCTATGCCCTACTCTGAGATACCCACCTCGACTCACCCCTCGCGGGGTCAAGCCAAGGTAGTTTGGTATCTCCCTGGGGGCTTATTTAAGGCCCCAGGCCACCCTAAAAGGGTGACCTCCACATGCGTGTGATGCGGGTGACTTTTGGTCGCCCGGAACGCGCAAGGTGTTCCTCATCTCCGACTGGCAAGTCGGTAGGGTTCGAGAACATAGTACTGGCCTCGGAAATTTCCACTTCCGCAGGATCAGAGCTATGCTTCCTTTCCAACATGAGGAGACACTTCATCAGGGCCCCAGGACCGTCGAGATTGTCTCGCGGCGGCTTGGAGCTGTTTACATACCCCCTGACAAGGGGAGCATGCAAATCATCGTCAAATTTCTGGACCTCATAGCCCAGGAACGAATGACGACCTATGATCTGAGATGTTGGGAGGACAACCGGGAAGTCTGAAATGACTCTCCGAATGACCTCATCCAACCGAGCACAGGTAGCCCAGTAACCACGGAAGTACATGTGATTACGGAAAGCCACCAGTGACTCGACCTCAGGCGCGTCCCGCTGTGATTGAGGGAATTCTCTTCTGAATCTGACAATACTAACGTCAGATCCATTATAGAATTCAGCACCGCAAGACTCTCGGAACTTACCGTTCCAAAAGGACTTGCGCCGGTTAACTACCAGACCAAAATCTGATAGTGCCGAAATCACAGCATGCACGAAGCGCACGGGGACGATAATATCGTCCCCGTACACACGCACCTGTCCTCGAAGGCGATTAACGTCTTCGAGGCAAAGCGGTGTGCTAAGCTCTTTTTCTATCCCCATGAAGATCAATGTTAAGAAAACCATTGCCTCCATCGGGAAACAAAGAGCTGAACCCATAGACGCGAATTTGGCCAGGCGAACAACACCATGGCCATCAACGTCAGCCTTCCGGGATCTGCAAGCATCGACCATGTCATGCAAAAAGACATGATCGGCAAGCATATTCCGTACATGCTGATTGGAAACGCGATCGGATGCGTCACTTAAATCAAGTGTCGCAAGGCTCCCATCAAGGGAACCTTTCTGAGCAAGGCGTTGGTTAACGTCTTGATCTTTGAATCCGAGCATCGACCGCAGATTGTCATTTCTGCGTATGGCCGATAGCAAATTATCGAGGACGGATTGTTGTGCATATTGCATAACAACCGGTTCCTTAGCGATAATTCGCGGCGTTTTCATCGTTTTAGGTACAAGAATTACCTTCGCAGGTAGTTCTTCACCGGGTTCGAGGAAGGCAACACCTTCATCCAACAACTGAGAAACTCGGTTGTTGGGGAAGTAATACTCTTCCCTAGGGAAGAGATGTTGCAAGCGGATAGGCCAGGTATTTACATGAGAGTATTTCTTGTTTCCAAGAATACTATCAGCGGTAGATCCTGGACCATGCTTCGGGAAGAGATTGCGGTCAAAGACATTATTGTCAATGGCCACGAATTCATCCCGAAAAAGCAAAGCAGATATACGACGAAAATCGTCCCATTGCTGGGACGAGATCCGACGGTCTGCTTCCCGCACTTCCTTCTCACACTGGATATATCCACGAATCGCCTCCTGGTTTCTACGTTTTGTAGTCTCCATGAGGATCTTACCATACATCAGCGTAAGCTGACGAACGGCAAGGATTGCATCGATAGATGGATTGTCCAGTAGCACACCACTAGCACGGTCAAACACAAGATCGAGGAAACCTCCGAGAAATCGGGGGAGACCTGCTCTCCAGGAAAAACCCTGGAAGAGATCGCGATCCACATAGCCTTGGTCGAGACTTTTTTCGAAGTCTTTTCCAAAGCTAGGTAAGGATATCGTCAAAAACGATATCCCCTCGTGTTTGACACGCGCCTTGACGGTTTTTACGTCAAGGCGGGCGCTAGTGCAACATCGAGTAGCCGATTCATCGGCTACCCAAATCCAGAGTAGCATTAGGCTTTTCAAAGCTGCCTCCCAATAGAGGTTAGACTTTCCATAGCCTAGGGCCATAACGCTATAAGCAATAGTTGTGCAAAATTTGCTCAACAAGGCTAATAGCATAGATACCCGTAACCGTGATGATGATTAAGATCATCAAAGTCGCGGCGATTGCGAGAAGAGTAAATCCTCTCTCAATCAGAGGCTCCTCCCTTTTCTCATCATCCAGATGAGATAGACGAGGGTCTTCCACAGGTATCCCCCTATGACTCACCTCCAAGAAGCTTGGTCATGAGTGCATAGGTTGACGCGCTGTAAAGGTTCGTTAGTCCCTTTACAACATCCAGCTTCTCTGTCTGAGTAAAACCGACACGAGGCGTATCAATCACGATGTAAGCACTCATCGAGAATTGATCGTTCGTGGCGGGCTCAAATGGATCGGCTGCGATTTTCGTCAAATCAACCCGGAGGTTGTCACGAACACGCTTACCAACGGCGTGATTCGCAGACAACTTCGCAAGGCCAGTCACATCAGTGTACTCAGCCAAACGCCCCACGGAATTAGTCCGCGGAAGCGAATAGGTTGTTGCACCGATAGTGATTGACTGTGGGTCGGTCAGGGCCATTAGGCACTACTCCTTTCCGGCTTAGCCGGATTGTGGGCTATGTTATAGCCCGGGTGGTGGTTTGCAGCAATGCAATACATTGCCTACAGCAATCGGGTTATCCCGAGAGCTGCAAGGATGGCGCGTTGGAGGTCGTTAAGACCATCCCAACTAACGCCAAAACCAAAGGGGTTTGCCTGCCTTCGAAGTTTGGTCTTACAGACCATTTCGAAAGGCGGAACAACAGTCTTCATACCGGTAGAACCGGTAGAAGTCTGCTCCCAAGTATAGATATCACGAGTCTCTACAGACTCCATGATATATCCATACTTCATGACCAGACCATATTGGGTTAATGCAGAGATGTTATGTATTACATCTCCAGCATTAGAGAACCAATCTATGGCCCAACTCCAAGGAGCGAGATTCCAGAGAACTTCTGGAGTCAGTTCAAGGCCAAAGACCTTTTTGGCTTCTGTAGCTGCACCTTCCAATCCATCTAGGCCTAACATAGACCTAGAGAGATGGTAAGTGTATGCCGCAGAGAACCAAACTGACCGGACTGTCTTACGAGTCCGATAAACGTTCCCTCTACCGAAGATCTCCCCTATAGAACCAGCGCTAGACCCATACCAGGGTGTAACGTTGGAAGCATAGAGGACGGTCTCTTCGGTACGCACGGGCTCATACCTATATTTGCGCCGTACGACCTTTCCTGCATCACGCTCGAATTGTTGTAATATCTTCGTAGCGCGTTGCAGTGCGTCCGCCGCTTGGTGGACGTCACTAAGGAGAGGCAACCAGCCGAACACTACGTTCAGGAACTCATCTCCGGCTTTCACCGCGAGAAGAATTCTCTCTTCCCATAGACGGATGCCAGGGATGGATGGAAATCCATCCTTAAGCAATTCGCCTAGGAAAGTAGACAGGTTGGCCAACGAATTTGTTGGCTCTACTAGTGCAGAGGTACTGGCACCTATTTTATTCAGCTCAGCATCACTGCTGGACTGAATCGGTGGCCAGTTGAGCACATAGGGACTGATAGGAAACAAGTGGCAGGTAAGAAACTGCTCTTGCCAACTATCATGTGGACCCAACGGCCCATTCGCTACATGATAAGTCTGGCTTGCGCCAGCCTTATAATCATAGTAGCGTTTGGTAGTCGAAAAGGGTCCACCTATGTCACCTTCAGAAACGGATGATTTACCCCGTTTCCAAGGGTTGCCCTGAGACGTCGTCTCTTGACGACCCCCCACGGAGAGCATATCAGTATTATCCCAGATAACGTGGTGACCAGTTTTGGTCACCGCGTCGGAATAATCCTGTTGCTCGTAGTAGCTTCGGCCCAATTTAATTGGACTGAAGTACCGCGAGCGCGTCTTCATGGGGGTCATGCGGAGTATACTCCTTTGGATTTGAATCGAGCTTTCGCTCGAGGTGATATTGCACTGCGTGGCGCACACCCTATGGGTGTG